TATTCTCCTTATGGGGGCTGCCCATTAACTTATCTTATTATAACCCCTGTTTTAATTGAAGTTATCTACTACACTACCGCCATCGAATACAACTGTCCACTCTGTTGTAGAGGGTCCACCTGCATCCAAACCTACACCCAATGGGCTGTTGAATGATCCACCTTCATAGAACTGAGATACTATGAAACCAGTTCCATCAATTGCGGTATCGTGAATGTGCTGTGGTAGGTTATTTGTATCATCAATCGTTGCTTGGGTATACCAAGTTCCATTGTAATAGAAATTAACTCTGTTTGTTAGAGTGTCTAACCACTGTGTTCCATTAGTTGGTGAAGAAGGAGCAGTTGAGCCTACAGACATAGATCCTGTTAATGAATCTACATACTCCTTAGTTGCTGCGTGTCCAGCAAGAGTTGGTGCTCCTACTGTTACTGCATCTCCGAATGTACCGCCGTTTGCTACGACTAATCCATTCTTGACCTTGAAGTCTTTATCGACTGTTGTCATTTACTACTCCTTCTTCCAACTATTTTTATTTTTTATTACGCAAGCAATGTTCCAACAACTGAAACTGTTGAAGTGTTATTTGTTGTAGTTACCTGAAGTTGTACATCGTTACCTGAGATTACTGCTGAAACTGATGATGAGCCTGAGCCATTTGTTCCAACAATTCCATACTCTGTTACTGAAATGTTATCATTTGCAGCAAGAGTTAAAAGTACCTTTGAGATTTCTGTGTGATCGCCATAAGCAACCTTTACAAGAAACTCTGCTGAACGGTAGTTCGCCTTTAGCCATGAGTATGCTGTTGCTATACCTGCTACTGGAACTACTGTTGTTGCTGCAACATTCTTAGAGATTTCTCCAAGTTCAACTGCTACAAAGTTTGGAGTTGTTCCATCAAGTGCATCTACTGCTCTTTCATCTGTGAAGTATAGGTTGTTTGAACCTTCTGTTAGGTCATCAGTATCAGAATCTGCTACACCGTTTTCTGCGGTGATAGTAAGTCCTGCGCCTGTTCCTGTAATTGTAATGTTTGTAAGTGAAGCACCAGTCAAAAGATCTGCTGCTGAAGACTTAGCAAGAGCATCTGTGAAGTACTGTGCTGATCCTTCTGCTACATCGTCTGTTGTAAGGCTGTTTGCTACATCAGTTGCTGCTTGTTGTGCAAGACTAATTTCTGTTGCTGTCTTGTATGCTGACCAAGCCTTGTCTGTAGCAGATGAAGATGCATCGCTGATCTTTGCATCTGCATAATCTTCTGCTGCACCTTGTGCTGCTGCTGCTGCGCCTGCAACATCGTATGCTGCTGAAGTTGCTGCTAGTGCTGCCGTTGAGAAATCTGAAATATCTGCTGCATCTAGACCAGTTACAGAAATTACGCTTGATCCATCAATACTGATGTTATCTCCAGCAGTTAAGTTATCTTGCTTTCCTGCTGCAAGACTTTGTAGGTTATTGATTGTTTCTGGATCATTATCTATTGCTGCAGCCAACTCTTGAAGTGTATCCAAAAGTTCTGGTGCTGAACCTACAAGGTTTGATACTGCTGTTCCTACGAATGCTGTTGTTGCTACCTGTGTAGTGTTTGTACCTGCTGCTGCTGTTGGGGCAGTAGGTGTTCCAGTTAATGCAGGTGATGCAAGTGGAGCCTTTAGATCAAGTGCTGTTTGAGTAGCAGTTGAAACTGGCTTGTCTGCATCGGAAGTGTTATCTACGTTTCCAAGACCAACCATAGTCTTGTCAATACCAGAAACTGTACCTGTAAATGTAGGTGAAGCAGATGGTGCCTTAGCATTAATCTGATCCTGAATTGCTGAAGTTACACCGTCAACAAAGTTAAGTTCTGCTGTAGATGCTGTTACGCCATCAAGAATATTAAGTTCTGATGCACTTGCAGTTACACCGTCAAGGATGTTTAATTCTGCTGTAGTTGCTGTTACGCCATCAAGAAGATTAATTTCTGCTGCTGTAGCAGTTACTCCTGTTAGGTCTGTTGGTGCAATGCTAACATTAGCACTACCGTCAAATGATTGACCAGCAATAGTTCTTGCTGTAGCAAGTGTTGTTGCTGTACTTGCGTTACCAGTTAAATTTGCTGTGATTGTTCCTGCAGCGAAGTTGCCATCAGCATCACGCTTTACAACTGTGTTTGCAGTGTTAGCAGATGTGGCTGTTCCGCCAATAAGACTAACAATGTAGTCTTGGTCTGCTTGCTTCTTTGTAAGAATGTCTAAACCATTGATTGTACCTGTTGTACCTTCAACTACGAGCCCACTCTTAATCTTAAAATCTTTATTTACTGTTGCCATTTTTTATATCTCCTTAGTTATGCCTTAAGTCCCATACGAGCATATCGTACGGTGACTGGCTTGATCGCAGGATCTGGAGTGACTGTTAAGGCCACGGTATTTCCAGTGCGAGAGACATTAATGGTGCCAATATTCCCATCATTGTCGATTGTTCCGTATTCGCTGACATTTACATTTGTACCGTCAACGAGAATTGTTAGTTCGGTTGCATAGAACTTGTTGTCCCCTGCAGTGGTCTTTGATATTGAAACAATATACTTGACCATACGCCAAACTGTAGCATCAAAGTTATCAACAACAGTTACGTTCTCAATACCAGTGATTGTGTTTTCATTGTTACCTGCTGAACCCAAGTCTGTTGCTTGAGCGGAAGCGGTATCGATTAAATCTTCATAGTTTTCTTGAGTTGGTCTATCTCCAGTTTGAAATAGACTCTTAACTGCTGGAATTGATACTTTGGCCATGTGGTAATTATAACCCCTCTTTTTAAATAATATTATTACAAAAGATAGTTGCTGTAGCCAATAATCTGCAAGGGGATAGGAGGTGGATTAGTCTTAGAATATCCAAAGACGCTTACGTTAATAAACTGAACTCTAAATGGCAAAACCTCATGAACTCGTGCTTTTGGTTGAATATGGTCTATTCTAATTCGTCTTAAATCAAGATCTGTTATCTGTGCATGTGCTAATTGATGTGTTGGCATTACTGTGTTACATCTTCAATAATAACCATTGACCCTTTGGCTACCGTCCAAACTCTGGCTTCTGATAGAAGTTCTGTGAGTTGTATGTCGAAGATATCTCCTGTCTCAAGAAGTTCTGATTGTGCTGATGTAAGGTTTACAGTAAAACTTCCTTCTGTGTCTTGAAACTCAATTGGCTCAGGGGATAAAGAAACAATGACCTCATCAGTTGAAGGACGATAAATATCCATTGCAACTTCCCAGTCATCAAGAAAAAGTGGCTCTCTTGCATCGTTTGTTACATAAACACGAAATGCTGCTGAATCTCCACGAACAACTGTCCACCTAATTTCTGGTGGTGCTGCACCAAGTGCATACGAATCTGTTGGTTGGTTTCTGAAGGTAGCCATAATGTTATTATATCACGACAAACCGTCCTTGAGTGCACCCCAAGTACCGTTTCCTTTTGCTTGAACTATTAACAAACCTTGTGCTCCTAAAACTGCAGCAACTGCAACATATCTTGCTGGTCCACTTGAAGGACGACCCTGAACAAGATTTCCACTATCATCAACATAAATTTTTGCACCAACAGTTTGTGCAATCCCTGTAAGATTTATTTGTAAAACACCAGATACGACTACAACACCTTCGTTATTATTTAATATAGTAGTTTGTACTATTCCAAGGATTGGAACATCTGGGTTATGTGTAGGGCTGGATGGGTTATATTTTTCTACCGTTGGCAAACCAGAAACGCTACCAGAAATAAAAACGGGAGTTCCAGCAACCAAAGACACTCCAGAATTGTTTTTAACCTTAGAAGAAACACTAGTCATTCCTAGGGGTGGCAAAATATTATTTAAAGCATCTACCAATACCTTAAAATCTCCGTGCACATTGACTGGATCTGATGCAATCGGATATGAAAGTGAATTAGGATAGTTAGATGCGTATTGTGGCATAATATTTATTATACCACCCTGTAAGGTTGATTTTAGAAAAATCTCATGCTATACTTGGTAGTAACACCTACCAGGGTGTTATTGTTTTCTAAGGAGGAAACTATGATTAAATTTATCGAAAGAAACAAAGAGATCATTAGCACACTCAGTATCGTAGCACTTGTCAGTGTATTTTCTAATGCTGCTAATGCTACCCCAGAACTAAGTACAAAAAATAACCTTAGCCTTGAACAGGCTCAGGAATCGGACACAACCTCGAAAGAGGTTTTTTTGGTTTCTAAGGAAGAAATGTTGGAGAGGTATGCAAACAAGACATCTCTTACAGATTTAGAACTAAAGAAGATGCTATCCCTAGTTGGCTTCAAAGGTCAAAACCTTGTTGAGGCTTGGGCTGTAGCAAAGAAAGAGTCTAATGGTCGTCCATTTGCTTTTAATGGAAACGAAAGCACTGGAGACTCCTCATATGGAATATTCCAGATTAATATGATTGACTCCCTTGGTCCTGACCGCAGAGACAAGTTTGAGTTATCTTCAAATGCTGAACTTTTTAATCCAGTACTGAATGCACAGATTGCATACCACATGAGCAAAGGTGGAGAAAACTGGATTGCCTGGAAGGGTATGACTCCAAGAACTAAGTCCTGGATGTCAAAGTTCCCTAAGTAAGTTTTCTTTGATGTTCTGGGTATTCAGTTCCGTCAGTATTTATACCTTTAAAATATCTTCTTCCAGATTGATGAGGCCTTTCTAAGTCTACCGTATTTCTTTCGTGACTTAGTCTGGCCTGCTCATCTATTTCATTTTTATGAACTTCTTTAGAAAAAAACTCATCAATAAGTTTAACCTCAAACTGATCAACATAATGTCTTTTGATTGGTATAAAGGCTCCCAAAGGATCTCCCTTTTTTACAACAACCTTAAGGTTTGGAACAGTCATTTTAATATTAAACGTAAAGTCTCTTTTTATGTTATCTGTTTCAATAACCCCTGTCATTGCTATGCAGCCAGGAACAAACATGTTTGGTGGCTGTATGGTCATGACATTTACACCTATAGGAGTTTTAATTGCAAAAGAATTTTGAACTGTAACAATTCCACTACCAAAACCACCAGTAATGAATTGCTTGTTTTCATTATCTGAATTTAAAAATGTTATAACTGGGTCTGATGCTGACCCATCCCATATTATTTCAAAATCTCTTAAAGACTGTATTAAAAACCCATACTGATTTCCAATATTCAAAGGAAGGCAATAGTAGAAGTGTGAAGTAAACCAATCTCTTTTGCTTTCTCCTTTTAATGGCAAAATAACTTCTTTATAAAACCCATCACTCTCAAGATTATGAGGAACAATTAATATCGTGTTGTCTGGAACTTCGTAACCAGGATTATTCAGGTATTGGCCATTCACGGCTCTTCTCCTTTTCAAAAGTCCAAAATGATACAATTGTATATCTCATTCCATCTTCTACTTTTGTTACTCCGTGTAGATGTTCTGGATCCCCTGGATGAATTGCAAGGGACCCAGTTTCTGGAATTACTTCTTTATTAAAGTTGGGATAGTATGTGTGGCCACCCCTATAGTTATCATTTAAATAAATTATTGATCCAAATGCCCTATGATCAAGTCCCTTGACATCTGAGTTTGTCATGTCATCTGCATGAGGGCCTTGCTCCATTCCTGGAAACCATCTAACTATTTGCAATGTGTCAGAATATACATCAAAATTTAAAGCATAACTATTTTTAATAATATTTCTACACCCAATGTTTGCATTCATCATAATAGATGCAGCATTTTTATCAAATTTTAAAACTGACTCATAATTTATAACTCTATTATCCCAAAAAGGATCGCCAGCATTTTCCCAAACATTTAGTGAGTTTGACAGATCAATTAAATATTTGCAATCCTCTTTAGATATAAAGTTTTTAATAACTTTAGCATTAAGCATTTTAGTTCCTAATCGCTAAGTTAATGCATGCACGAGGCGCTTTAAATGTTTCCACTTCATGAACCAATAGTTTTGGCACAAAAACAAAATCACCCTCAACAACATGTGTTTCATTTTCTAAATTTTCTCCAGTGCGCCAGATCATTTCTCCTTTTACTACCCACTGAAACTGATCTACTAAGTCATGATGTTTATTTCCTACAGCGCCTTTATTTTTCATAAATGTTACAAGCCCAAAGTTATTTGTGTAAATATCTTTTCCATACAGTGATAACCCAAACTCTGTAACTGGATTTAGTTCTGGTATTATTTTCATGTATGGGTCTTCTGGATCATTAAGTTGAAATGCAAGTCTTGACCAAAATCTGCACTTTAACTTAAAACTTAAATACTCACTATCAAGATTATCTCTGTCTAAATAAGACGTATCTGGATATTTTGTTGTATCTTCTTCAACATATTTTCCTATAACATCAAGGATGGTGTCCCAAGACGGAAGACTTGGAAATGGATTCTTAAATACGTGAATTTTTTTTTCTTCTATTGCCTGTTGTATTAGTTCCAGGTCAATGAGCGAATCTGTCATGCTTTCTCCCTTAGTTGTTCTACCAGATACTCAAAAGACTTTTCTCTGCAGTCTATCTTAATGTAGTCTACCCCTACGTGCTCACCAAACTCTTTAAAATGATATCTATACAATGGGTTAGCCATTATCTCTAACACTTTTGTTGTTTTGTCTGCCCAGATTAAATTAAAAAGTCCTGCTCCAGAAATACTTGCTATAACCTTTGCTTCACTAAATAGTTTTATCTGATCTTTTAAACCGTAGTCTTCAGCATAAACAATTTCATAGCCTTTAGACTTTAGAAAATCTTCTAATTGTTTTTCATCTTTGTAATATCTTTTTTTTGATTCATAGTCGTCAATTGTTCGTAAATATTTTTGATTATATTTTTCTCTTGAAATAAATATTTTTCTAAATCTTGTTGGCTGCATATATTTTTTAAAATCTTCTCTTATTATATCTATTGCCAAATAGTTGTACTTAAACCACTCGCTTGTTCCACACTTTTCTGTTCCCATATAGCAATCGCAAAACGGAACATAGTGATCAATTGGCAATGTTTTTGACAGATCAAAAAATGCTATAATTTCTTCAAAAATGTAAGTATTTTTAGAAATATCTATAATCTCTATTTCATCAAGAACTTCCATTAAGTCTTCTGATATATTGTTTTTTGATGCCAACCATCCCCTGCTAGAGTCTTCAAAACAAACTGGTCTTAAGTTTGGGTATTTTAACTTTAAAATTTTATAATGTGCATAAACATCCATTAAAGAGTGGCCATAAGCCATAAACATTGGAAACAAATAAACTTGTCCACTATATTTTACTACATCTGATCCATTTACAATTTCTAGATTATGAATAATTAAATTATTAAAGTCAAAATTAAGGAATTTGCTTTCTTCGATTTTCATATTAAAGTGGGGCCATTCCAGTATTATTTATACGATTATATGTATATCCTCTTGATCTGTAATCATTTCTTATTTCTTCTACATACCCTGGACCCTTTGTAAAAAACCAATGGTCGGGCTCTACATAATGAAAGTACGCAACACCAATCTTTATATTTTCTTCATTAAGAACTTCACGCCAATGTTCTTGCTCTTCACCAAAAAAACAAACTGCCTGATTTTCATTATAAAAAAATGGCTCTCCCTCAACAAAAAGCGGCCAAGAATGACTTTCATAAAAACAAAGATCTATGGTATAAGTGCATGCATTAGCATCAAAATGTTTACCAAGTTTAGATCCTTTAGACGTATACTCTGCAAATAACGCATTTGTTGGCAAAAGTGTTTCGCTGTTAAAAACTTTTTTTGCAAGTGGAACAAGCATTTCATGATATTTCTTTACCATCGGATCATCATTTCCTATAAGCCATCTACCGTCTTGATCTAATGCATTGTTGCTTGTTAGTGAGTAATTAATAAAATATTCTTTTCCTATCTGGAACTCATTTTCACTTAACACATCTGATATTACAAATGCTTTTCTATTCATATTACCACTTTCCAATAGGGCATTTTGCTGCTTCTAACTTGTTTTTAATGGCCATCAAACACCCACACTTTTTGCACTGTGCTGTAAGTTGAATTAACTCTGGGCATGCTCTACAAATAGACATTCTTGAAGAATAGACATCATCTTCAACATAGTTGGTCATAGGATTTAACATGTCCAATGGGGTAACCCCATTTTTTTCTTTGTATGCTTCCCATATCGACATAGACATTTTTTGCTCCTTATTGTATACTAAACAATTATACTACACAATCCAAATCAGATACTATTTACACAGATTAGTTAAAAATTATATACTCTGTGGGTCCCATTTTCCTCCGCCAAATGCTGGTGGTGGAGTAACAGGTGGTGTCACAGGTGGAGTTACTGGTGGTGTCACAGGTGGAGTCACTGGAGGAGTCACTGGAGGAGTCACTGGTGGAGTAACAGGTGGTGTGACAGGTGGTGTGACAGGTGGAGTTACAGGTGGTGTCACAGGTGGAGTCACTGGAGGAGTCACTGGAGGAGTCACTGGTGGAGTAACAGGTGGTGTGACAGGTGGTGTGACAGGTGGAGTCACTGGAGGAGTCACTGGAGGAGTCACTGGAGGAGTAACTGGTGGTGGTGTGCAAGATGGAAGTGCTGGTGCGGATCCTTGCTGATATGTAATGTTGCTTACGTTTGTATAGTTTCCGCTTATGTAAAGAGCCATATCTTGCTGAGTTGGTTGTGGTCCATCTGATAGAGCAACGCCATTGCTACAGAAAGATGCATACCAAGATGTTGGTGGAGTAACTGGTGGAGTTACAGGTGGTGTCACTGGTGGAGTTACAGGTGGAGTTACAGGTGGAGTTACAGGTGGTGTCACTGGTGGTGTGACAGGTGGTGTAACTGGAGGAGTAACGGGTGTAGCACAGTTAGTTGGAAGTGCAGGTGCTGAGCCTTGTTGGTAAGTAGCATTGCTTATTGAAAGATATTGTCCAGCAATCCAGTTCTGAAGTTCACCCAGAGTTTGGTACTCACTGCCACCTTCTGTGATTGCTACTCCATTAGCACAGAATGTTGCAAACCATCCACCTGTTGGTGGTGTGACAGGTGGTGTCACTGGTGGGGTTACAGGTGGAGTAACTGGTGGTGTCACAGGTGGAGTAACGGGAGTAGAACAGTTAGTAGGCAATGCAGGCATTGAAACAATTGAGCAAGAGTAGTTTGTTCCTCCTCCATTTGGAAGTCCAGCAATTACAGATGCATAGGCAGAACAAGCATTATTTATGTTTGTTGTTACAACATTGTTTTCATCAACAACAAATGTGTCTGAGGTTGGTGTTCCCTGATAACAATATGTTATATATACTGTTCCTGTTGTTACAGGTGGAGTTACTGGTGGTGTCACTGGTGGTGTCACTGGTGGAGTTACAGGTGGTGTAACTGGTGGTGTAACTGGTGGTGTAACTGGTGGTGTCACTGGTGGTGTCACTGGTGGTGTCACTGGTGGAGTTACAGGTGGAGTTACAGGTGGAGTTACAGGTGGAGTTACAGGTGGTGTCACTGGAGGAGTAACGGGTGGTGTAACTGGAGGAGTAACTGGTGGGGTTACAGGTGGTGTAACTGGTGGGGTTACTGGTGTTTCTGCAACACCCTCATATATATCTCCATAAAGAACCCAACCATTTTCTGAAACCTTTAATATTGTTGCTTTTCCATATTGAGCATCAATCCACATTTGAGAATTTTTACTATTTATTGTCACACCATTTGCTGGACTAAAGATTGTTCTTCCATAATTAAACTGAATCAAGTTATAACTATATCCAACTGGAATAGCAACAGACGTATTGTTTGGAACAGTCACGGTCATTGTGATTGGTGGATTTGGGTCTCCAGGAATTGGAGAACCTTGTATTTGAGATGCAAGCAATATTGTTTTTGAAATATCGTCAAGACTTAAAGAAAAACTATCTGTTTTTGTTGTAACTAATGAAGAGTTTGAGATTCTTGGCTCAACATCAAACCTTAAATCAATAAGGTTCCAGTCAAGACCTGTTCCAGCAAGACCAGAATATGATCCAGACACTCCACCAATTGCATCGCTTATTGAACTATCAACATATTCTTGTGTTGCCAATAAAGATGTGTCTTCTATGCCATGAACACTTGTAGTGTCTGCAGAATGTGCTGCAATTGCTGCATTTCTATTTACTATTTCTGCTGCATCGGCTGCGACAAGGTTTTGAAGATGCTTTGCGATTGATGGGTTAGGAAGAAGTGCAGGGTTTGTGTTTGCACCATCATACTCGTATGTTCCATAGTGATAAAGTCTTAGTGCTGCCTGAATATCTGCTGCATCTGAAAGACCTGGGATTTTGGTATTGAAGAGTCCAGTACCGTTAGGGGTATTGTCAATATTCTCTTCTGCCACTATAAATCACCTCTTATCATTATACCACCGTAATGAATAAATGAACACGCTTGGGGCCAGACATAGGTACCCAAGTTGTTCCGTTATATTCTACACCCTTTATTTCAAGTGGTAGTGCTCTAACTGGACTATCTACTACATCTTTTACTACAAGACTTGTTGAAACAGGTCCGCCAGTCGGTGATGAAATAGAGTACTGAATACTAAAGTTTGCAGATGTTAAGTTTATATTGCTTGCAATTTCTGTTATATTGATTGGTGGTATTGTGATTGTTCCAATCCCGTCGGTGCCTGCAACAGCCACAACATCTTTTACAGAAGAGTAAAAGTTTGTTTTAAGACTAAGCATTTCTGTCCACTGGGTTCCAGTTGTAGTTGCTACTCTTTGAAATACTGTTTTATATGTTGGTGAGTATGGGTTTGAGTCTATAGCAATATCTAAAGCCTCAATTCCTGTTGGTAGATTAAGAATTTCTGCATGAACATTTGCATCTTGTGGATTTCCATTTGAAGCAACGATTATGCTACCACGATCTCCTTGTGGTCCTATGTCTAGGTCTAGACTTATATTTTCTGGTCCACCAAAAACTGTTAAGTCTTCGTTAGATAAAAGTATATCTGCCATTTTTAAGCCCCTGTCGCAGGGAAAACAGCAGTGATTACTCCTGATTTAAGAGGGTTGGCTGAAGATGTTGCACCCTGCACTTGGAAGAAGTTTGCTGTAATTGAATTTTTATTATATCCATAAAGATCTAAAGTAATTGTTGCTGTATAAACAGTTTCTGGAGCAAATTTTCCATCATTTGTCAAAACACCAGACCAAACAACAGTTCCCTTGTATCCGTTTAAAGCAGTAAATCCTGTAATAGGAGTGCTTCCTTTAACTGGTGCAGCAACTCCACCAACTGATGCAAATGGCTCTGAATAAAGTGTTGTAGATGTAGAACCTGTAACTTGATCTGTAACTGTAATTTTTCCAGTAAGCAAAGTTTGAATAATGTCATATTGCCCACTACCTGCTGCTCCAGAAGGCTTTCTTACTTCAACGTCATAAACGTATTCTGTTCCAGCAAGCATCTTGACTCCTTCTTCTGGCCTTATAGCACACTGAACATAGGTATTATCGTCTGATACTCTAGCAAAACATCTAAGAGGCATTTCTGCAGCAAGACCAGAAGATCCACGAACATTTGAGATTGTAAATTGAGCACTGTCATATGGTGCATACGAATCATTTACGTCATCTGGATTATTTGCAAAGTTTGAAGGTATGTAAAATTGACTTAAATCAAAAACCGTTCCATCGTTCTTTTTTGGGTAGATACGAAACTCAAAGGTATCACCCTTATAGTAATTAAAGTCATAGATTGCTGGAAATGCCATGGTTTTATTATACCACGCTGACGTAGACAGAATTGAGTATTACTGATGCATCAAAGTCTGTTCTAAGTTGAGGAACTGCCCCATTACCCCACATGGCCTTGTTCTCAATAAAGATATTTTGAGTAACCGAAAGGTTGTAGGTGTTTTGGTACTTAAGTGAACCCACAAATTGTACAAACTCTTGGTCATTGCTTGCAAAATAGGTTCTTAGCCAAACCTCAGTATTGGCTGTATAGGTAGTTAGTTCAAAGTTGTAGGTTACGAATATTTGTGAGCCTTCTTTTATGCCGTGGAAGTTTAGGGCTCTTTGATGGCTATTCCAAAGGCTGGTACAACCTTTAGGAAGGTATGTCTCATTTTGTGATTTATCTTTTGTATCTAACAAGAGAGTTACCCATCCATCGTTTCCTTGAGATACTCCAAGTTTAATTGGTTTGGTTATTGTATTTGTGTAAGATGCCCATCCTGCTTGCTGTCCTGAAGATGATAAAGAACTTAGTCCGTCTTTACCTGCTGGACCTTTTTCTCCTTTTGGACCTGGTTTTCCTTCTGGTCCTTCAGGTCCTGGCTTTCCATCTTTACCATCTCTACCTGCAGGTCCTTGTGGTCCAACTGGGCCAGGGACTGGAAGAAATGAAAGTGAATTATCTACAGTAGGAGATGCTTGACTTTGTTCTACTTGTGCAGCATAAGAAGATTTTTTTGCACCTGGAAAATCCATAGATTTAGAAACGGCCATGGTGTTATTATCTCATGTTATTATAATTTACCAGGCTCCTGGTGTCCAAGAAACTCTTTTCCAAATTGCAGTAGAGCCAGTAGTATAGTTTGCAATACAGAAATAAAAATAATCAGATGATGTTGCAAACATTCCAGCAACGTCGCCATCTCTACCAAGCATTGAGTTAGGAACTTGTCCAGGTATCACATAAGTATCTCCTGCTGGTCCTCTTGCTCCAGGTTCTCCTGGATCTCCCTTGTCTCCAACTGCGCCTGGCATTGGAACAATCTTAATAACTGCCATTATAGTGTACCTCCTGGTGTGATGTCGCCTAATACATGAATGGTTCCAATTACAGGAGTCCAAACTGTGTCTTCTATTAATTCTGGAATTGTTACCTGTACATCAAATGGTAGTTGAGCCACGATTGAAGAGTATTTAGATCCCCAATTTTTTGTAACCGATGGGTATGCTGTAATATCTACAAATCCCTCACCAGGCTCACATTCAAGGGCATCTAAAACATTTCCAGATTGATCATAGGCGGTTGCTCTAAAAATCCAGCCAGAAGTATCATAAAAATCTACTTCATTATCTTCTAAGAACTCAACCCTAAGAGTTGCAGTATCTCCTCTAACAACGCTCCATTGCATACTGACTGGATCAGCACCAAATGTGAGTGAAGAGTGAATAGGCATACTGTGATTATACCATAAAAATTGACTAATACCAAGGTTGGTGGGTATAGGACAAACCAAGGTATTAGCCAATAATAAATTATACCATAAAGGACAAAACGGACATTATATTTAAAGTTATCAAATTGTTATAATAGCCAATGTCCGATTTGTTACTTTTAGAACTATTTGCCAAGATTGGGATAGTGTATACTTAAAATATATATAAAAGAAAAGAATATCTTTATAGTTTTAAAAACTATCTTTATATATAGTATATAGGAAAACTATTCTTTATCAACTTTAGCAATATGCTTAATCAAAATCTGATACATTTCGTCAAGTTTCTTTTCTTGGCGATCTCTGGATCTTTGTGAATCAATCCTTTGCTCATCTAGTGCGCTTTCAAGTCTATTAACTTGGTCTTTTAATGATGATCCAGAATTTGGCTTAAGTTCGCTGAGATAATGTTTTACAAGCCACTTGATTGCAAGGCCTAAAGATGATACAATTGTAAGTATTGCTACGATTAACGAAGCCCAGTCCTGGATTGTCATAACTAGATTATTATAAGGGGTATTTTAATAAAATGAAAACAGACATACTTGAAACTCTGGAGTATTCTAAAAACTTAATTATATCCCCTGACATGGATGGTTTTATGACCGCAAAATTATTAGAGCGTTTTAACGGTTCGAAAATAGTCGGTTCGTATGACAAAAATATTTTGTGTCTCGCCGACGGGATCAATCCAGAAGAATGCTTGTTCGTCGATTGCGATATGAATCGTCAAGAGTATGTATCTCTCGGCAACCATATGCGACTCTTAGAAGATAATATGTCCGTCGAGTCGTTTAATCCGAACGTGCACTTCGGCGTTTCGACATATAGCGACAAGTTTCCTTTCGCAACCGCTTTTTTGATTTCGTTCGCAATAGAGGCTGACTTATCCGAACAAGACCTTATACGCATGGCTTTCGCTGACTCAACTCTCAAGAACATGGAGAAGTACAGCGATAACATGCGAAACTGGTCTACACGGATGGATCATCATGCAACAAGGTACATAATAGACAATTCGGACATTGCAAAAAGAAATGATGCACAAGCAAGGTTTGACTATGTTGATCAAGCATTTGTTTCTAAAAGATATGGCAAGACACGTTACATAGATACCCTAAATAGCGCCTTAGCAGGGCAAGAGATGAAGTTTGAGCCACTTGTCCAGGGTATGAAGTATGTGTGCGACAAAGTAGGCTTATCAACCCTAACAAGATATAATAAAGATATAATTTCATATGCAGAAATATTTACAGGTGAGTATTCTGTTACATATGACCAAGAAATTTCTTGGAACTAGACTGCTCTGATATAATAAATATATGATCAACTATAAAAACAGTAAAAGCGCTTCGTTCCAAGAGTCTTTTGCTATATCTATGACCAAAGAGAAAAAAGATGGTTTTTATGTTGAGTTAGGATCGGGAGATCCTTACAGAGAAAGCAATACATCGCTTTTGGAGTCTGAGTTCGGTTGGAAAGGTCTTGCACTTGAAATTGAAAAAAGTGTTGCCGAAGGCTACAACTCTTCTGATCGTGTAAACAAGTGCATTAATGCAGATGCGTTAAAATTTGACTATGTGTCATACTTTGAAGAAAATAATTTTCCAAAAGTAATTGACTTTCTACAGATTGATATTGATGGACACGACAAAGGAAACTGTTTACTTGCACTAGTTGCATTGCCTATGCTAGAGTACAGGTTTTCAGTTATAGTTATCGAACATGACCTGTGCGAAAACTACAAGAGAGCATCTATGAGGGATGCTCAAAGAGAAATTTTAAGCAGCCTAGGATATAAACTTATCGGACAAACCAATAGCGAAGACTGGTGGGTTGACCCTAAGCATATCGATAATGATGCTTACCGAAATGACATATTTACTGGAAATCCAAACATTAGTATAAACAAGTAAGAGAGAATTTTATGGATATAGAGTTTTATTGCAAGGATGCCAGAGAAAATTTTTTGGAGCCAGGATCTGTTGATCTATTTATAACCCACCCACCATTTCTGAATAAAATACCAGATGCACATGGTGGTGATCCAAACCTTCAAATCCAAAATGCTGATACTCCAGAAGATTTTTCTAAAGCATTGGTTGAATGTTTAAAAACAATGGAGATAGCGCTTAAAGATAGCGGAGCCATACTTTTAATTTTGCCAAATATTCGTGTATTTTTTAAGATTATAAAAGACATCCTTCAGAATACGTCATTAGTCATAAGACGTGACATAGTCTGGAATTTTGAAAAAAGCAAAATAGTCAATGGCGTTATATCTGGAAATGAGATAAATCATATTCTGTATATGACCAAAAATGAAGACACCGTCCACCCAGTAAATAAACTTAGTAGTTTCGTTATAGAGGAGGATTGGTCTGTTTACTATATAGACAAAGTTTCGTTCTTCGATGCCCTGCCGAAAAAAATGATAGAAACCCTTATAAGGGTTTTTTCTAATGAAGGCGATACTGTTGCAGATCTACTTGCTGGAACAGGCACTGTTGCACTTTGCTCCCTCGAAAATAACAGAAAAGCAATATACAACGATGTATCTATTCTCCAAATGGATTTGGCAAAGAAACGAATTTATGATACAATTGAATCCGACAGAAAGGGTCAGAAATGACAAAAGACGAAGCAGTAGCATTGATGCTAAATAGCATTAATTCAGACAATAGAGCAATGGGTCTTCAGGCTGGAATCAGTGCTGATGACATGGAAAAACAAATTGAAGCAAGCCAGCCAAGCCTTAACTTCATGATGTCAAACATTTATGACAAGTTGAAGGAGAGTGGTGTAATTGCCTAAGTATTACTACAAGCCAATCCTTGAAACAATTAAGGAAACATATTTAGAAAATGCTAAAAAGGAATACAATCCTGGTTTTGACGTTGAGTCAAATATTCGACTTGTAATTGAAGCAGATACTCAGGAATTAGCAGATCTTTCTCGCTACGGTTTTGTTGATATCCGTATGTGGGAACTAGTAGATGAAGGTTAAACTTCTTTCCCCAGATATTTACGAAATTGAAGATTTTATAAGTATCGAAGAACAAGAAAAAGTTTTAGATTACTGCAAATCTCTAGATGAGTCTGAATGGTGGACCGAAGATCCAAAAGTTTCAGAGTTTTTTAATGGAAAAATTAAAATTGGAGACAAGCCAGACTTTTTTTCAGATATTGACAAAAAAATTAAAGATCTTTTTTTTGAATTAGATAAAGTCTATCCAATTGGTTTAAATAGACACTTAGAAACAAACTTTATGAAACCTCATAGAGATTATGACCCATTAAAGAACACATTGCAAGACGAACATATTAGATATGGGATAGTTCTTTACTATAATGACGAATATGATGGTGGAGCAGTTAACTATCCAGAAGTTGGAATAGTGCATAAGCCAAAGGCCAGATCGCTGTTAATTCATGGAGGACGCATACTTCATGGAACTACAAAGGTTTTAAGTTCCGACGTTAGATATTTTTCTACAACCTTTGTGTTTGGAACAAAAGAAAAAAATGTTAGTCTAAACAAAAGTATATTTGGTGATATTGAGCAATCAGATGGATATAAGTATACTCTTTAAGACATATTGCGTATGAATTGCGCTATCTCATGCGATTCGTTATGATACTTACCGTGAAATTTTGACTCTACCTGAAGTGCAATTCTGTTTCTAAGTTTTTGCTCAATCTGAAATAATAAGATTGCTTGAACTTGCTCTGGACTTAGTTCTTGTTGATCGCTATTCATTTTTACAACTACAATCTGTGCAGCATGTTTCTGAAAATAATTTTACAGCCAAAGATGTGTCTTCAATTGGTCTACCCATGTTGTCAGTTACAGTCATTGCCTTTGATTCAAACATGAAGTCATCGTCCCAGGCATTTTCTAAATTGTCTAGGATCCCCATATTAGTCTTCTGCTGGTGGCTTTGAACTGTGTGATGTGGTGCATGTGCAGGCATCGCAGCACAGGCTTAGTTTGGTTGTTTCTTCAGTCATAAAACCATTATAGCACAATTCTGAAAAATTTTGTAAAACCCAAATAGCCTAAAATCTGAATATTTTGTCCAGATGTATGATACATACTATACAGAAAATACACACAAAAAAATAGTGCGCCCATAATAGACGCACTACTACTTACACTGGTGCCACCAAATTATTTAACATTTACAGGGGTCTATACGGGTCTCATTCTTATCAAAAATAATGATACCTGTGTCTCCACATGTCTCGCATGTGTGTGCGTACATTGCGCTCATTTACTTATCCCAACACTTAGGGCAAGTGATAACATCATCACTCGCAAAGATTTCACTTGACATTTTAGTATCGCATAGGCGACATGATAAAGTAATCAATTAGTTACCTCCAACAACAAAACCAATGATGATTGCGATTGCAACACCAACAAAAGCACCTACTGGAGCAGCGACATCAGCATACTCATCTAACCAATCAATAAACATTGTAAAAGGATTCATTTAGTTGCACTCCTCACATGGGCAAGGCATAAACTCTAGTTCTTGCTTAATGCGATTAGCAAGAGCCATAACCTTGTTGTAGGTATCAGCAGAAGCCCCTCTAAAGGATACTGTCTGTCCATCTACTACCATTTGAGCAGCGATAGCAATACGCTGTTCTAAGTCATACTGTCCATACTTAGAGGACTTAATTTCGTTCTTATCTAGTGTAATCATTTGACTACCTTTCTTTAGTTTGTATAGTAGTAATACTAACATACATACCCTCAAAAGTCAAGGCGACACGCCGTATAGATACCCCCTTTTCTATGTGATGTCCGTCACATGGGACCGCCCCCTGTGGATAACTATGTGGATAACCTATGTGACCCTTATCACAAAAATAGTTTTCCGACACGCCCGAAATACGCCCTAATTTGTCAGTGGTCTATGTTAGACTTACAGTATAAAGAAAGTTAAATAGTAACAAAAAAGAAAGGAGAACAAAATGTTCTCACTAAAGTATAAAGTAGAGTATAACTCTAATCCTAACTACCCTCTATCAAAAGAGTTTGGTAATGTTTCTCTAACAGTACCTAGCGAGGTCTATGCTAATGAATACTTAGACCTAGTATCTCAGAGAGGTACTATCCTAGAAGTTTCTCTAACAGAGTTAGAAAACTATACACCTAGTAATCGTGTAGTGTACGCTACTACTAGAAGTTGGGAGTAATCGTAATGGATACTTATAACAGAATACTAAAAGAGCAACAAGAAAAAAGACTTGCTCAACTAGAAAAAAATAAGGCTAGTATAGAGGCTATGTTCTCTAACAATAATCGCCCCCTTAATAATAATCATGAACTAAAGAAAGTAGAAAACTAATGAACGACATTCTAACAAAAGACATTGTTACTCTTGCAAAAGAAAAACATGGCGATAATTATCTTGCATACCTTTGGGGTGCATCTCAGGTTTTGCTAAATGAAAAAGATTTGCAAATGATTTTAGAATTGTTAGGAGAATAAATTGTTAGTTGTAATGATTGCATTTTTAGTTTTTGGTTTTCTTTACTACCATAGTAATTTATAAAAGTTTAGATCCCGTTGAAAAATGGGACCGCCCCCTCTCAGTTGACTCTCAGGAATAATGTGGTTAAGGTCACATACGACACGCCGTGTTTGGACTTGACTTTTTGACATTTCTAGTGTAGTATTCTACTTATACAATTAAATAAAGATAAATCAAGGCATGAGCCTAGCAAATAAGTGTGACGAGTATCACAATGAGCCTAGCGAATAAATGTCAAAATTTGTCAGACCCCCATGATAGGATAGTCTTATCAACTTAAATGAAAGGTAGTCAATAAATGGCTTACACTGTAAAACTAGAAACCTTTTCAGGTTCTACAAAAACAATCTCACTCCCTAGCAAGGGTGCTGTTGCTCAATTCGTAAATGAATACCCTAACACTTTACCTGTTGGCGTATCTGTAAAAATCGCTTGCGATACTCTTGGAATTACTGGCACACTTCGTGGAAAGGCTTCACTATAATGACAATCTCAATCGAACACAATCTAAAATTCGTTACTGAATTTGATGAAACTCATCCTGTTGCACAACGGGCACTTGCACTACCTCAATCAGAATTGGTAACAATGCTTGAGGGAATGCTAAAGGACCTTCTAGTGCCTGCACTAATTCCAACAATTGAGGACATCAACAAAAACGGGTCCTATGCAATTCTTAAGGTGGTCCAGTAATGAAATACACTCGAAAAACTTTTATTGATGTTTCAGACATCTTAAATCAATTTTCAAATTCAATCGACTCTCACGTTTTTCAAGATTTAGTTTTTGAATTTAGTGAATTGTTTTTAGCAGACAATCCAAATTTTGATGAAAATAAATTTTGGGATGCTTGCGTAAAAGAACCTGCGTTAGTATAAAATAAAATCCTGAGCACGATCTAAAACTGCTCATCTCAAATTTTGGGACCGCCCCGCAGTCGGGCGTGTCTGTGGATAACTTATGTGAGATTAATCACACCCTCTGAGCGTCTCACTATTTAAGATTATTGGTTTATAACTTGAAAAATGTCAGACCCCCATGATAGGATTACAGAGTAATAAGTTAAATAAAGAAAGAAGGTCGCCACATGGCTACTAAACTACACACTATCGAAAGCCTACTTGTAGGAAAAAACTATCGCTCACGCTCTCGCCACTTTGAGGGTGTAATTACTCACGCAGAAAAGCGTGAAGGTATTTGGTACGGAGAAGGCATTGAGGCTTATGTCGTTCAGGTTGATGTACCTAAGTATTTGTCAGACCGTTATGCTACTGTTGCAGTAAAGATTGGAGAATAATAATGGGAAACTTAATTGAGTCACTTGTTGATTGTGTTGATTGCCATGATGAGGGAGTTATCTTTTGGGGTAACTCAGGCGGAGAATACGACTCAGAATTTTGTGAGTGTTCTAAGGGTAATGAACTTGAAAATTACTACGTTGAGTGGTACGCTGAGAACGAATTAAACGAATACACATTGGAGAACGCATAATGGAAAAAGAATACCTATACTCAGTTACAATTACCTATGACTCAGGGGCTAAGCCTAATTGGGTTGGTCGTTACTCAGATGCTTTATCTGCCGTTGAAGTTTATCAACGCTTTGTAGATGTAGGATTTGCTAACGAATACGTTACAGTTAATCTGTCTGAACCTTCAGGTAAGATGCACACAAAAATTATTGACCGAATGGGAAAGGTAACAACACGATAATGGGAAGCAATTTCGCAACAGAACTAGCAGAAAACATTGACATAACACTTGAACAGGCTATTGGTTATCACTTGCAAGGTAATCACTATCCACCAGTACCTCTAAGCATGGTTCAACCTTGTATTGATGCTATTGATGCATACTATGATGAGGACTTTGATAGATTTATTGCTATGCCAGATGGTGTATTCTATAAGGGCATGAGTCATGCACCAGCGTATGCAATTATTGAACAACACCACTTGAACGCTTGGTTGCCACAAGATGATGAGTATGACTTTGTTGAAGATGAAGGCTACGAACTAGGGTTAGGATTAGAATAATGTCTGATACAATGGTAAGCATGGAATTAGTACACGCTGATAATCTAAAAGCAGATCAAGTTATGCTTGGTGATTTAATCAAGATTGGTGATGACATTGTTGAAGTTATTTTTATTGAGAGTGACTCAACAGGAGATAACTACGACATACAAACACAAAATGAGTTTGGTGAAAAAGAAGTTACACAGTATGCATACAATGATGTAATTCCGTTGTATGTTTTTATTGATGAAGATGAATAATTAATCAATCCTCTGCATAAAAATGCGGGGCGGTCTAAATGTCCGAATTGTCTAGAATATCCCAATTACGTACGTTGACATTTTTCCCCCTATCTGCTAATATTAATATATGAAGAAAAGCGAAGAGGAATTACGCAGGCTTATGGAATTACGCCGTAGCAATGCAGCCTCTGCCGTACCCAATAAGAAAAAGTATAATCGTAAAAAATGTCAGTCCCTCATGTTAGAATTAAAGAAAGAAAGAGGCCCTCATGACTAAACTAAAACGCTCCAATGATAGAAAGGTGGCTAACCTTGTCACAAAAAATGGAAAGCAAGCAGCAATTGCTAACACATTCGGATTACCTGCAGGAAAGGCTTATTCATGTCCTGGCGCAACGTCTGTCTGTGAGAGTGTTTGCTATGCAGGCAAATTGGAAAAACTATTCAAAGGTGTGAAGGCTTCCCTTCTTCATAACTGGGACCTGCTTAAGGATGAAGATCTGCAGGGTATGTACACTTTACTTTCTGAGATGATTGCAGAATTTAAAACTGATTGTGTAAAGAAAGACGCACCAATGCTATTTCGTATTCACTGGGACGGCGACTTCTTTAACGATGACTATACACGTGCATGGAAAATGGTTATCGAAGAACAACCTGATATTCAATTCTGGGTATACACACGTGTGAAGTCTGCAGCACTTATGCTAAAGGGTATTGATAACCTAAGTCTTTATTTTTCTGCAGACAGTGAAAATGTTAAAACAGCAGTAGATCTAAAAATTAATAGTGGTGTACGCATGGCATACCTTGCTAAGAATTTCGCAATGGGTCAAGCAGATGTAAAAGAAATGATTGGTCGTCCTGCTGCTAAGTGTCCTGAGAATAATAAACAGATTCCACTTATTAGCAGCGCTGGCTCGGCTTGCGTTTCTTGCTCACTTTGTGTATACTCTAAGAGTGACATAATTTTTTCTGCTACTAAGAAATGAGACACTGTGAGTAAAACACAAATCATATTCTTTGCGTGGTTCCTACTACTAGTTTTCTTTTATCAGTAAATCCCCTGCGAAAGGTGGGGCCGCCCCCCAGTCCCTGATTTGTCAAGTTACGACACGCCTTTAAGATGTGATTAAGCACACACCGAAAAATGTCGCTAGGATTGGTATTTCTGACATTTTTCTGCTAAAATTATACTATAAGCAATTAACCCCCACAACAGAAAGGCAAGACCCAATGTCACTAAACGGATACACATACCAAATCGGAGACCTATTCACAACAAGCAAGACAGGCGTTACAGGTCGTATCGCAGGTTTTACACCAATGTCTAATAAGGTTACCAGAGTTAGCCTAGTTTTAGCAAATGGCTCTCGTCGCTTGGCTATGGTTAAGACCTCTAAGTAATCTCACAATGTGAGAAATGTCAGAAATGTATTTGACATTAAATCTCAAAAATGTTACACTTAATACATAACAACAACCCCTAACAGAAAAGGAAATAAACAAATGGCAGTAGCAACAGCAACATACAAGGTCGGCGACACTTTCACAACACAGAAGTCAAAGGTCACAGGTATCATCACAGAAATCAACCCACAGGCTAACGGAAATGTTCGTGTAAAGTTAGATGTCAATGGACAGGCTCGTTACACAACATGGACGGCTAAGTAAGTTTCTCGCCCTGAGAAGCAATCCTGAGCAAGATGTAAAACTGCTCAACACAACCCCCACTAACAGAAAAGGAACAGACCCACATGGCAAGAGGAAAAGCAATCTCAGTAAAGATAGCAACACCAAAGGTAATCAAGGCACTTGAGGCAAAGTTAGTAGAACTTAACACTAACTATTCTAACCAAGAAGCAAACGAAGCAAAGTATAACAAGGCTATGGAAAAGTGGCGTAAGGAAATCTTTGCTTATGCTATTACTAACATCAAGAAAGCAGAAAATGTTAGAACAAACTATCGTTCTTGGAACAACACACTAAACATTGACTTTGATTTAACAACATCAGAGTCAGACCTACCAAAAGAGCCTGAGCGTGACTTTGAGCAAATTGGTCGTCACAACTACCTAGAGCAGAAGCAAGAAATTGAGAACGCAATTCGTATTCTCAAGATGACAGATGAGGAAGTAGTTAATACTTCTACATACAATGCAGTTGCTCGTTATCTCTAATTAGATAATAAACGACCTGAGTATGTCGCTAAACTACTCAGCCTTACCCCTTGCGTTTCACGCTATGGTTAGCAAGGATCCCCTAGGGGTATGGCGCTATTTGTCAGTGGCACACAGTACAATTGAATTAATCAAACAAACAGAAAGAGGCCCCCAATGGACCAAGTAACAAAAGTAGACGACCACTTCATGACACGAGAGTTTTTAGAAACCACTCTTGTGCAAAACAAAGAACGCATTCAGCAACTTGAAGAGCACATCCAAAAGGTAACCCAACGCTCATATGGCGAGGCTGCAGAGCGTTCACGTATGCAAAATGAAATGCAAGAGTGGACCTTAGAAAACTTAAGCGACGGTACCCTTTCAGAAGGTACTGCAGAAGAGATTGCAAACATTTGCGGATTTGAGTTAACACAAGAATTTGAGTTGGAAGTTACAGTTCAATATTCAATTACAGTCAATGCACGTGATGAAGAATCAGCAATGAATTTAATTCATGATATTGATTTTGACTCAGTGTCTGAGCCACAAGGTGTAACTTACCTATCATCCACTGTAGACCGTATCGATATTTAGTAGGGGGCTACTAATAATAACCTGAGCATGTTTTAAAACTGCTCCCTCAGTCCCTGCAAAAATGCGGACCGCCCCGTGTGACCAAGATCACAAAATGGTTTACGATGCAATTAAGAAATGTCCGAATTGCCCCAATCTTTAACTATCCCAATTTGCATTTGTCAGCCCGTCCTGTTATACTTAAATCTCAACAACAACAAAGGAGTAAACTCATGGCACATGAAATCGAAACACAAAATGGTAAGGCTTCATTCGCATCATTTCGTGAACCAGCATGGCATGGATTGGGTACCGTATTTACAGAAGAAAAAACAACAAGCGAAATGCTTGCTGCTGCTAACCTAAACGGTTGGAATGTTCGTCTGGAAGATTTGGAAACCCCATCACATTTAACAAGCGACAAGGCGTACCAATACGTTTTGCGTACTAATCCTACTGATAACTCACAGACTGACATTCTTGGTGTCGTTGGTGAACGTTATCACGTAATGCAGAATGAAGATTTATTCTCATTCGGTGACAACATTCTAGATGGTGGAGGTCGTTGGGAAACGGCTGGTTCACTTAAGGGTGGACGTGTTGTATTCGGTGCCCTTGCACTAGAGCGTGAAACAGTTCTTGACCCAAATGGTGTTGCAGATAAAATCAAAACTTATCTTCTCATCAATACATCACACGATGGCTCAATCGCTATTCAAGCATCAATTACACCTGTTCGTGTTGTGTGTGCTAACACACTTAACATTGCACTTAACACAACTAAGCGCAAGGGTGGCGTTAAGCAATCTTTCAAGATTCGCCACACGCAAACTGCATCTGGCAAGGTAGCCGTTGCTCGTGAGACTCTTGGCATGGCTCACAAGTACATGGATTCTTTTGACCTTATGGCTAAGGCTATGATTGAAACAGAAGTATCTGCTCAACAATTTAATGACATCATTCTTGCTGCATACCCTAAGCCAGAAAAAGATTCTAAGGGTGCTTTCAAGAAATGGGAAAACAAGGTCGATGTTATCAATGACATCTACACAGGCGAATTTAACGGCATGATTGCTGGTAATGCTTGGGGTGCTTTCAATGCACTAACTGAACGCCTTGATTGGTACCGTTCTGCTCGTGGTGGTTCTAACGAATCAATCCTTGCATCTGCATCTGGTTTTGACCCTGCGATTAACGCAGAAAAAAATCGTTTGCTAAAAGTTGTACAGAATAAATTGCAACTGGTATAATTAAATAATCCTGAGCATGATGTAAAACTGCTCGCTTGGTTCCATAGATCAATTGGTTAGATCGCTACCCTGTCACGGTAGAGGCTACGGGTTCAAGTCCCGTTGGAATCGCAAGAAAAATGGGGCGGTCACAACTTTCCAAAAATGTCAAATTAAAAAATCTTTACGAAGATAATTAAAAATCCCCTAAAAAATGTCAAACCAAAATTTAATTACGATAGAGTTGCATTTTCCCCAGTTCTAGGGTAGAATTAATCTATGACCCAAACAATGAGAACGATTGACGAACTAGTCAATGAGATGTACATGGACAATGAGCAACATCTCGAATACATGGAAAATATGAACGGTGGGGATTGTGATTGTGCAATTCACACTACCTTGAATACAATAGTCAAATACTGGTGGGACGAGGAGAACTAATGTTAGGCTATACAGTAGATGACCTGGATGAAATGATTAGGGCTGTTGTCCTATCTAAGAAATCAGTACCAAGTACACAACTTAGAATCCATGCTGGTTTGGATAAAGCAGAGGAGTTCCTAAAGGGACTATGGGCAGAAGGGTACTTTGACTAATGTGGACTAAGTATAGTTATGTTTGTACTAACTGTGATGCTTTGATTGAGATTACTACTCAGATCATCCCCGAAGAAAATGCATCCTGTACCTGTAGCCGTAAGGCATGGGTAACCCGTACTGGCCTGGAGCCAACGGTAATGCCAACTGTGATGAGTATCACACCCTCAGAAGTTGTAAAAATCAACACCAACCCCTATAATTAATACATGGACCTAAATACATTCAAGCAGTACATCAATCTACATTTAATTAGTCTTGAACAAGACCTTGAAGAAAACCCTGCCTCTATCCATGTGGTAGACATTGAGGGACAAATCTATGCTGTTAAACATTTAATCGAGGTGCTTAATGAGCAGTAAGTATCCTTTTATTCCACATCACCTAGAGAAGGGTCTAGAGGACCTTTCTATCCCTCTTATTGATCTTCTACATGGACACCTAAAGGTAGAAATGCTAGAGGCAGAGGAGAAGTTAGAACGCTGTGACCAAGACGATGAGCGTGAGTGGCTAGACGGCTACATGCAAGCCTTGACAGATATCTACTGCTTGACGTATAATTTATCTATAGACAGAAAACAACTAGAGGAGACCCAATGACCCCACAAGAAATGTTGCAAGACATGATTGACGATGCTTGGAGAGAGTACAAGCGTTCATTAGAGGAACAAGAAGAAAAGCCTGACAACCATGCTGTAGCACTAGAGTGCTCATTTGCAGAAGGCTATGCAGAAGCACTATCAGTTGCCCACTTTCTAATCTTTGATGAGCAATACAATGTCAACTAATTTTATTGAACTTACTATGGAAGAGTGGGAAGCCACTTACAAGCCTATCGATAATCATCTTGATACTAATGCCTCCTTTGACGGCCTCATGTTTGAGACTTATGGTAGTGAGGTAGAGTTTGTTAAGTCTCAGTCCCCTGACAAAATTTGGATGTTTGGAGACGGAGACGACGGTGGCCTATACATCTGGTCTGGCTGGGGATTTGTAAATAGACTAGGATACTTCATCACTGAGGTACCGTGCCCACCTGACACACACATTCAGATAATGGTTGCCGAGCCTGACTTGACATGTGAACTATGCGATGAGATAATTGAAGAAGATGAACCCCACCTATGCGAGGAGAAGTAATGCCACTGTATACAATCATAGCCAAAAGAGAAACTATATATGAATTCAACTTTGAGGCTGACTCAGAAGAAGAAGCCATTGAAGAAATGAACCGTATTGAACTTAACGAGGATGTTGAGGAATATGCATTCGATTGGTACCCACTAGAAGTTACAGAAATTAATGAAGAGGAGCAAGAATAATGGGAGCACGTATTAACTTTGTATTTAAAGATGTTGAGGATGAAGCACACGTAGTACTCTACAGCCATTGGGGTGAGACTGAATGGCAACGGGACCTAGCAATGGCCCTGGAGCATGCAAAGCCTAGGTGGAAAGACTATGCCTACTTTACACGTATGATGATTAGTTATCTTATTCAAGACTCCGTGCTAGAGGAGACAGGGTTTGGTATCTATGCTATCACAGGCAGCAACTTTGATTTAGGTGAGACTACTGTAGTCATCGATATTGCTAAAGAAACTATCAATCATGTGGGCTCCACTGTCGTAGTTGACTGGGATAAATTTATAGTAGCATACCTACCAAGTTTAGTTGAGACAGTCTAGGTATTGGGTCACCTAGATTATCGGGTGGAAGGGGCAGGCGTGGGGCTTGCTCTTTCCCCCACTTTTTGATACAATGAATACAAGGGAGAACCATGCGTATTAGCAGACGAATTACAGAGGAAGAAAAGGTTGCCAATAGATTGGGTAACATGGTTTCAGACCTGCGTGTAGATTTGGAATTGGTCGGGGAATACCTAGCCAAGTCCCAACCTCATGTGGTGTACAATAGATTACAGACAATAGCCGAGTCAGCAAAAGAAACTAAGGAAGGTACTAACTATGCTTACAACAACCTTTGATAACAAGGCACTAATCCTAGGACAACTATGGATTCAATTCAAGGGAGATGATGAGTTCTCTGATTTCTTTGAATACAACGATTTAGGTTTGCCACTTGCTTTCGCATTTGCCGAGGGTATCATTAATCACACTCCAACACTAGAACAATACATCAATGAGACATGGGCATTGTTCCTTGAAGGTTTGGACACTGAGGATACAGGGTTTGAATCACTTGATGATTTGATGGAAGAGCAAGACTAGATCTCTATTCTGGCCCTGCGGGGCTGGAAGGGGGCGGTGCATCTTTCAAACCTTCAAACCTTATTACGAACCGATCTAAAAAATCCCTGAATCAGGACATTACGAACGACCAAACCGTAGCCCCCACAGAACATTACGATCCAAACCTTATATCCCCAAACCTTATACCATATCAAACCAGGTTTGTCAAACCATGTTATAATGGTTTTATGCCAAGAGATCATTTTTCTCAACTATCTAAACAAACCTCACATCGCCACGACCAACCACGTGATATAGAGATCTTTAATAAAAACATGGGTGCTCTATGTGGTATGTTGTATTCTATTGTTACTCTTAAGGCTTTCTTTCCTTCTGCCCCCGCCCCAACGATGACTAATAATCCTGTTAAGGACGCTGCAAGCGGGGATCAAAAGTATACACAATTACCCCTATGGTAAATAACAAACCATTTATCCTGGTTTTCTAGAAATTTCATATTGGTTTTATAAAATAACATTACGATTATCGACAAATTCTCCCTGGTTTTGGGAGATTTTTTTATGGGGTTTTGAGGTTTGAAAAGACTTGACAAACCATTATATCTGTGGTATCATCCGAAATCGGGCTATGGGGTTTGAAGGTTTGACAATATAAAGGTTTTGTGATAGGGCCCCTCTCCCGCAAAAAGATTACGAACGCCTTCTATAAAAGGGCTCTATGCTCCACTATCCTCCACTTCACTCCACTTCTAGAATGTCTAACAATATTATCAGTAAGATTAATCTGTGGATAACATGTGGATAACTATGACATTTTTGGCTTATCAGGCTGTGGATAACTATCTCTAAACTCTCTTGCTTCTTTAAAAACCTCATTGTCTTGTAGAAGGTTAAGGTGTGAGTAGTCTGACAGATTGTCGGGATTAGAAAACCTTACAAACAACATCTTAACATACTCTCCTTCTTTAAACTCTTTATGCACTCTCCAATGAATCTCTTTATTTCCATTAAATATCAGGGCAGAGTTGTCTTTTAATAGGTATGTTTCAAGGTTTAATCCTAGCAGCCAATCCGTGTTAGACTCCAGTTGGATGTTAAGGATTAGATCATTTGTGTCTGCATCAAAGTGTGGTGGTAGGTTAGGTTTGCCATATAGTGGACTATATTCTACATAGATTGCACTGCCTATTGACAAGGGTAGGTCGGTAACATTTTTTGCAATTTTTGATAACTTAGTGCATGTCTGATCGCTCAAAGCATCTCTGATATCACCAAATACAAGCCTTCCCAACTCATCATTTAATTTAGGGGTTATCTTTGAAACAAAACGACGAATACGGTCTATCTCTTTTTGTGAAAATATATCATTTGCTATAGATATGGACATATATAGATTATATCATTCTAAAAACCACGGTATATAAAGATTACGATAGGTCCTTTATAGCCCTATTGACCATACGGATCAGGCCTTTCCTGGTTATCTTCGATGCATCAAATGTCTCTGTATAGCCCCCTTGTGGCATATCTGCCTTATCTAGGAAAGAACCATGCTTTTCCCTTAGTGTTCTTAATACTAGTGTTTCTACTGCTCTTGCCTTATCCCGTTCGGAAAACCACCAATACTTGATCAATATCCAACCCTTGGTCCTATGGCTTGCAAACCTTCTACCTGACACATCTGATATACCTATCTTGACAGCCTTATACACAGGGCTATAGAGTATATATAATAGGGTCATTAGTCTATTATACTTGACATCCCCCGCAATTTATGGGATACTTAGTTTATGAATGTTTGGAAAGTAGTCGCAACAGACTCTAACTCTGTGCTCAATAGTGAGGCTATTAAGATTCTTCAAAAATTAGAAGATCATAAAAATAGGCTTGAAATAGAAGAATATAATAAACTGCTTAAGAAGTTGGCTAAAAAATTTCCTGACTACAGGACTCAGATTTATTCTCTTAAGATTAGAAATGACAATGATGGCAATATGGAAAAGGCTGCAAACCTTAAGGATCTCATGAAACTTTCACATGCCGAAAGAAAGCATCAGATAAGACAGGAGTATCCTAGAAAATGATTAAGCAGAATGTTGTTTATTGTAAGAATTGTGACACACTAAGAGTTGGAACCATAAATCTTGAGTGTAGCCTTTGTCATAGCAAGATGAAGGACCTTGGCTATATTGAAACAGTGGAAGATGCTATCTGGCTTGGTCAGCAGTATAAAGGTGTTGCCGTTGAGCCAAGTCTTGAGTGGCATAGCCAAAGTTTGTTGAATCCAAATAGGGAAATCAGTTGGTAGTCAACAAAGGCTGTTCAGTAGAGGGATGTTTAAGAAAGCATGAAGGCTTAGGGTTTTGTAGGCCACACTACAGAAGGTTCAGGCGTGGTGCAAATATGGATCTCAGCATAAGAATAGTAACTAAAAAAGAAGAAAAATTTTGTTCTATTGACGGCTGTAATGAAAAACATAATGCAAAAGGTCTTTGTAGGCTTCATTATGAACAAATGAGAAGGCCTGTAAAAGGAGTTGTCAAGCACTCTATCTCTGGATTCGATGCTTCTGTTGGTAGGCAGCAAGACGGCATGTGCTCTGTATGTGGTCCAGTTCTGGTTACCCCGAATCTTTGGCTTAAAAATGGAGAAATCAAGTTTATATGTTCTAATAGAAAAAATAAAAGAAGAAGAACTCAAAGGCATGAAGGGTTTACTCCTGAGAAAGAACAAGAACTTTTAAATAAACAGTCAAACAAGTGCGATATATGCCAGATTGATTTTTTAGAAAGGTCTGGCACTGGCAGAGATGGCAAAAGGATTAGATATACAACCAAAGATGGAGTTGATCGCTGGGAGTATAACTATGTTATAGACCATGATCACTCTTGTTGTCCACAAGGTAGGTCCTGCGACAAGTGCAGAAGAGGGCTTCTTTGCTCAAGTTGCAATATCGGCATAGGAAATCTAAAAGATAGAACAGATTTGCTTAGGATGGCTATTCTTTATTTAGAAAAATACAATCATTAAGGGCAAGTGCGAGACACTAACCACTAGTGCCCGTCTAGGGCATAGAAAGGTTTATAACTCCTATTTTGCGCCGAACTTAAAAGAATAGGTTGAATGAATTTTTGTCGTCGACACCAACGCCATTGCCATCAGTAATTGCTAAATTTTTGTAATATGCAACATATGTTCCAGCAGTATCTAATTCACAAACAACATTTAGATAGTTAAGTGTTTGACCTATAGTGTTTCCACCAGTACTATTTGTAATTGGCATTCTTCTTCGATACCATTGATTATAGGCATATGGTCTTAAATCTACCGCTGGATGAACGCTTACACCATTTTGATCTGTAACACCAGCATCTCTCAGTGCTCCATTAGAAAAATGTACATCTGTTCCAATTGCTGGCTGGTTGCTTTCTAAAAAGATATCGTATTCTAAAAAATCACCAGCCTGAACTGTATGTGATGTTGTTGGTATAAATGCATAAAGATAGCCATTACCACCAGTCTGAGTCATTGTGTATGTTACTTTTAAATAATCGTTAACAAGAACAGAGGATGCTGAGGCTGTTCCATTTGAATCAAAATGCTTTCCAATTGTTGGATTTGCATCTGGATACATCCAAATTTTACGTCTTATTGCCATTTTAGAAGTTATTCATCCTTGATAGCAAATCCCATTTAGAGTCAGTGGAGTTATAAATAAAACCAAGATACATTGTTTTGCTTGCTACAGTCACTGTAGGTAGTGACAGATCAGATGATGCACGATAGATGGCATTCCATGCCAATGTTCTGGCAGTTCCGTTATCTTTTACTCTAATAATGATCTTTTGTCCTTGTGTGGGTGTTCCAGTAGGTGCACCGAAGGTTGCTGTTTGTGTTAGACCAGTAATTATATACATGTCGTCAGTATCTGCACTTGGTGTTGGTGTTGCGGAGTCTGATACTGTAGTTACTCTCTCTGATACCCTCTTATTTGTTAATGTGTTAGTGCTAGATGCTGTTACATATGATGATGAGTCAACACTGCCGTCTGCTTTTAAAAATTGAGAAGATGTCCCACCACTTTTAACAAAAGAATTTGTTGTTAAAATTCCAGGGGAAGAAAGTGTCATCTGTGAAACTCCTGGAGTAAACCATCTAAATACACCAGAAGCGACATCTATCTGCCAGTTGTTTGCAGAAGACGATGATCCTGGAGGAGCAAACATTATTCTTGGAGTGCTGTTTTGAACTCCAGCATGTATACCAGCAGTTGTTGATGTTTCTACAATCGTTCCACTAAATGTTGAGTTTCCAGAAAAAACATTGTCTGCGGTTAGGCTGGCCTTTCCATTTAACGCTGTTTGTGTTGCTGTTGAAATAGGCTTATTAAGATCAGTTGTATTATCGACGTTTCCCAAACCAACCATAGACTTAGTAACTCCCGAAACGGTACCAGTAAATGCTGGATTAGCAATAGGAGCATATGTTGTTGATGCAGTTGATGATGATAACTTTGCGTCCAACGCAGTCTGGGTTGCTGATGAAATAGGCTTATTAGTATCTGATGTGTTGTCTACATTAGATAGTCCTACCATTGATTTTGTTATTCCTGCTACAGTCCCCGTAAAAGTTGGGGAATCAATTGGAGCCTTAGTTCCAAGAGCAGTGGTTACAGTAGAAGCAAATGATGCGTCATCGTTGATCGCTGCTGCTAATTCATTAAGAGTATTGAGTGTTGAGGGGGCCGAATCTATTGCTGCTGCTACCGCAGTAGTTGCAGCATTATCTGCATAAGTCTTAGTTGCTAAAACTGTTAAGTCTGGAAGATTATCTAGTTGCTCATAATCAGTTGTTCCTGCAGGGCCAGTATCTCCAGTATCTCCTTTAGGTCCTTGTGGTCCTGCTACAGTACTAGCATCTCCAGTATCACCCTTGTCTCCTTTTGCGCCCTGCATTCCTTGTGGTCCAGTTGCTCCTGTTTCACCCTGAACACCCTGTGGTCCTTGCTCACCTTGTAAGCCTTGCGGACCAGTTGCACCTGTATTTCCAGTGTCACCTTTGGGACCTTGAGGTCCTTGTGCTCCACCTGCAGTTACCCAACCACCATCGTCATAAATGCTAAGGATTTGTGTGTCTGTGTTAAACCAAATTCTGTTGGCTTCTGTATCTGTCGGGGCAGTTGTTGAAAAATATACAGCATTTCTATCATCTGCAAGGGTATCAATAAGGTCAATATAGTCTGCAGATCTTGGAGACTTGCCTGCTCCAAATTTGAGCAATAGGTTTTGTATGCTTAGAACGGCCATTTAAACATTATATCAGAAGTTTGTTAAAAGATAAACTTAATTGGCAACTGCAGTACAAGTCTCAAATACGCTGTGAGCCAAGAATTTACGGCAAGGGCAGTGGTCAGTTCGACATTGACAAGTCCTTGGTTTTTGTGATTCTATAAGAGTATTTGTGTCTATAACATCACAAGGCTTATTGGCTTGATGTGCAACATACTCTCCACACGGACAGAAACCTACTTTACCATATTGGCCAGAGTGTCCACCATTAGGACTTCCTGAACAATGTTGGGGGTCTGAGTTATAATTTTGATCTTTTGGTTTCATAGGCATAGTCTATCACACCTTGTTAACTTCATGATATACTTAACAAATGAAAAGCGTTGACCTTTTAGAAGATAGAGATCCAAAAAAACTGGAACTAATAAAGGCAGAGTTGGAACCTAGAAAAGAATATATAGACAAAGATCTATGGGTAATTAGAAACTTTTTCACAGAAGAAGAGTTGAACTGGCTTACAGAGCAGGCAAATGACCCAGATGCATGGTATCCAACTATGAGATCTCCATACGGTGGCAATGTTAAAAACAAGTTTTTTGGATACATCCCTCAATATGGTGAAGATGGAGTGATGCTTCCACCACATCCAAAAAATAATCCTAAACATGTTCCAGTTCCTTTTATAGGACAGATACAAGAAAGACTGGAAGCAGTTCTTCCAAAATATTTTGGTGGTGCTGGGGCACTACAGTCATTCTTTGAGGTGCCAGATGAACAGATAATTCAAGAGTTGGGTCACAATGTTGATTATGCTATGGACTTTCACTATGAAAGACATGAGGCAGAAGATGATGAAAATTTATTTGGTAAAGCACAAATCACAGGAGCCTTTAGCATCTATATAAATGACAACTATGATGGCGGAATATTAGAGTTTAAAAATAAAGACTATGTTGTTAAGCCAGAAATCGGAATGCTAGTAAATGTTCCTTTATATAAAGAGTTTGAACATAGAGTTACAAAAGTAACAAATGGTAACAGACACACCCTATACGGCACATGCTGGAGCAATGTTCCAGGAACACATCTATCTTCTAGAGAAGACTGCTAAACAAAATTAACATTGATCCCAACATATTATATTAATATAAATTAAAGAAACTTGACATAACTTTTTTAAAACTGTATACTTATTATATGATCAATATGGAAATACCAGATCCATTTCAAACCTTTGTAGCCAAGAAGTATGCCAATGCCAAGGGGTATGTGCATGATTTCTTTACTGGGGAATGGTCTTATAAGTGTGCTTGTAATGAGATGCTTTATGCTCCATCCCGCAAAATTATGACAAAGATTAGATTATTTCACACACGCAACGAATGTCTTGGAGGATACTGATGACAGATGAATTGCCTTATATTGCCATAATAGAAGATTTGAATGAGTTAATACGAAAGCAAATGAAAGCAATAAACGCATTAATGTATTTGGCTAGACCACATGGGTATGAGTCCACTGACGAAATGTATTGGAAACAGGCAATAAGGGATACTATTGAGAAGGAGTTGGGATGATTCATAAACTTAAACTATGGATATGGTGGTATGCGCTTCCATATATTCCCGCAAAATATCTAAAATGGCGGGGAGACAGAATGTGCAAAAAAGGTGACCATATGATAGTTGGTTCTACTAATTCAGATAGAATTTGGTGTGCAAGGTGCAAGAAAAGAAAAGGTATTTAAAGTGAACTATAACTCAGCATCCACAACTTATAGTAAAAGCCAATTTACTTTAATTGAGAGGATATTAAAATAATGGAATTAGGACAGATGCTACTTAGTAATACTCCATCACAGACATATGATGGGTTTTGGGCTACTGAAGGTCTTAACTTAATTGCAGAGGTTATTGCTGAGCACCGTGGATATTCTCACGGCAAGTATGGATATGCAAACCTTCTAACATCAAACTCTGGTGATCCAGAATTTGTCAATGATGTATTTGAGATGCGTCCTTATTGCTGGTGTGATTCAGGTTGGGGAGAGTATGAAGGTCCTCATCCAGATGGTTGTGCACCCAACTTTGTATATAAGAAAAATGGTTTAGTTATTACTTGGTACAAGCATGCCAATCGTGGTGTAACTTCTAACATGGAATATCCAGGGGCTAAGAATTGG